GACTCACCAGCAATGGCAGTAATCTTATTCCCAGATACACCACCAAATATAGACCCTGAAACAAGTCCGTTAAAAATATACGAACCTGTGTCCACATATGTTTCAGTTTCGTCAATATCTGCTGCGAGTTTTGTGTAGTCATCTCCGATCTCTTTTACAATATCTTTAAGAAAGTCCATTAGGCAAAAAATAATTCTAGGTTTACGGTTTTTTCAACATTCCATCCAATGGCATCAAGAATTGCCTTGAGTGGTTCTACAAAACTCTTTTCAAATTGTAGGTCATAGTCAAGGTACTTGTCAAGACCAAGTTCTTTAGGAAAATCTTGAATGAACGAGATAACATTCTCTTGAATAATATTTGGTTTTTTGAGATAAATAAATTTTATCTTTTCACCATTATTGATGAGAGAATACTTATTAGTCAGTTTGTGCTCTTTTATGTAGTGATTGAATAGAAGTGCTCCACGACAATGAATCGGTGTTCCCTTTGCATAGATATTAGAATGAGATCTATACTTTACAACGTCAGATACTGAACGTGGAAATGCAATTTCTTCTGGTGGAAGTTTTTTAAACTCAACACGACAATTATCGATGAATTTGATGACATCATCTTCAGTTCCATTCATCATAAGTTTGAGACCATCTTTAATCATCTGACGGCAAGGTGCCGGTGTAGATGATTTAACTGCCTCAATACCCATCATCTTCAGTTTTGGTTCGGTATACTGAACACCCTCACTGTTCCAAACATTGAGAATATAACGCTTCTTCGCAGTCCAAATACCACGTTCAGCAATATTCTCACGCTTCATGATCATTTTTTGTTCATATGCCTGAACGTAATCCGCAAGTTTCGTATAAGATTGTTCGATGAATGGTTCCAACTTGTCTTCACAGATCTGATCAAGTATCTTAACAATTGCTGTTTTATCGCCAGACTTAGCACTAAAAAATTTATTAACAAGAGGTCCCATATTAAGATAGATGGAGTCAGTGTCAGATGCGATGACATAATCCTCCCCCTCTGTTTGTAAAAGTTTATTTAGGTAACCGTTCATACGATTCTCAATCCATCGAATTGAAACTTGACCCGAGAGAGTAATTGCTTCAGCATTTGCCAGTTTATAATACCTAAAATACTGATTACCAATAGCACCATATGCAGAGTTGAGCTGAATCTTTCGTGCCATCTGGATGTTGTTACATCGGGCAATTTCTTTTTCCAGTGCTTTCGTCGGAGTTTTTTCATAATCTTGTTTTGCCTGAAGCATTTTCTTTTTATAGACGGTTCGATCCTTGTAGATCTTCTCCATCAGTTCTGGCAAGAACCCACGAACATCCTTACGATACATGGCACCATTGGCACATACCGCATTGTCCTTGTACAACTCAAATGTTAGTTCTTCATTAAGTATTTTATCAACTGTTGCTGATGGGTGCCTTTCCTCAAGTAAGGTCTCTGGGGAGATATTATACTGCATGATAAGATGAGGGTACAGACTATTGAGGTCAAAACTAACCACCCAGTCATACTTTCCAGGAATCGGTTCCTTGACATATGCTCCAGCGTATTTGGAATCCTTGTCAGAACGTTCCTTAGGAGGAATCACAATGTTCCTCTTCTTCAAATAATTATAAATGATCGTATCCCACATACGAACCTGTGAGAAAACATCGGCATAGTTTGCCTTGGCGTCATATGCCATAGTAATTGCAAGTTCAATCAGTTTCATCTTGTCTTCCAAACGATCAACAAGTTCCACGTCAATGATGTTGTATTCTACAAACTTCTGCCAACCATTGGTATAAAAATCCTTAAAAGTATCAAACTCAGAGTGATCGAGTTTCTTTTGTCCTAGTTCAATACTGGCAATATAATCCAAACGATAGGATTCTTGTGCCTTATAAGTAAATTTCTTATAAAGATTCAGATAGTCAAGTTGAGTGACACCACCAATATCATATGCAATATTCTTTCTACCTACAATATAAATCTCACGCTCAGTTACTAATCCCCATGGAGAAAGTCTCTTCATGAGTTTCTCACCGAGAATACGATCAATACGTCGAACCAAATAAGGAATATCGTATAGTTCACTGTTCCAACCAGTAATGACTTCGGGTGTATTGCCCTCAATCATCCACCAGTTGATAAAATCCGTCAACAGTTCATATTCTGTACGGAATCCCTTATAGATAACGTTCTCTTGTTTATTTAGAAATTGACCCCTACCCCAGGTGCGAATTTGTTTCGTAGAGTAATCTTGAATGGTAATGAGAAGAACTTCTTCGGCAGCAGATTCTACATCAGGGAATCCATTCTCTGATGCAACCTCAATATCGATGGTGGCAATCTTGATTTTTTGAGTATCAAACTTAATCTCTTCTTCAGGATACATCTCAGAAATGTACTGATAAATGTATCGATCATTTCCATAGATCTTAAAGTTATCTACACCATCATATCTCTTGATAAACTCACGACAATCACGAACAGTTCCAGGCTCAATTGATTCAACATATTCACCATTAAGAGTTTGATATTTTGTTTTTTTATTGGACTCAACAAAAAGGGTCGGATAAAACTTCTCTCGGGTTGTGAAATGTTTTCCATTTTCATAACCACGGACCAAGAAGTGATCCCCGACCATTTGAACATTAGTATAAAAACGCATTATGCAATAGCTGCTAGATACTCATCAACAAGTTTTCCATTTGGTTCTACAAAAGTTAGAACGTCTGCCGATCTAATCAAAATCTCATCTTGATTTGTGAATGTCAACCAAGGTTCAATATATTCCTTAGTTTCACTGCTGGTATTAATGCCAAGAACAATCCGATAAGGTTTGATAATTTTACAATCAGGTTCTCCGATTTCTCCAAATAGTTCTTGAACTTCACCAATTAAAACTTTGTCATCTCTCAATAAAATGCACTGTATGTTTTTTTCCATTGCGATTTAATTCCTCCAAGTAGTATAGCAATAAAAATGGGAGGTGTCAAACTGGATTGTGCCAGTTACCTCCCTGTCTGCGACGACGATATTCAGTTTTATTTATAGATAATCCTTTCTTTGATGATGTTCCGGAACAATTTTACCAAGTGTGATGCTCAGTAACCCATCCTCAAAAGTAACTGATCTAACTTCCGTTTCATCTGAGAGGGTCCAAGATCTGGTGAAAGATCTCTGAGCCACTCCTCGGTGGACATATTCTGTTCCAGTTTCTTTGTCTTCTTTTTGTCCTTCGACAAAGAGTTTTCCGTCTTGTGTATAGACATAAACTTCTTTCTTTTTGAATCCTGCTAGTGCTAGTTCTAATCTCGATTCTACGTTGCTGATCGTGACCAGATTGTACGGAGGGTAATTGCTTGTTGTCTCATGCAGCGTTGTAAGACGATCAAAGTAATCTTCCATACCAATGCTATTTCTATTTATAAGATCTAGAAACTGATTTAAGTTGGCAGCGTTATACTTCATTAAGCTTGTCATTGAACTTCTCCTTGTAAAGCGAGATTTGATTGTGTGGACCCCGAAGGCATCCATAAGTATATATTAACATAAGACATAAAAAACGGGGTAGTGAACCCCGTAATTTTTTATTCGGTTTCCTCTACTCTCTTTTTCTTGGAACCGATATTATACTTTGTTTCAAGGATCCAGTCTTGCTTATCCTTATATGCTAAGACTTTAATCTGATTAAGTGGTGCAATATCAGTAATTTTACTTACATCAACAATACTAATAAGACCCCAATCAGCAAGAAGTTGAACAATGCGGTTACGACGTTGAACGTCATTAAGAGTCAGATTTGCATGTTTACCGTCAAGTGCAAACAGTTCTTTAAAATGAACCAAAAAATATCTTCCTTGTTTGTGCAGAATGTGACAGGACTGATAGATTTTCTTTTCTTTCCGAGATGCGACTCCAATTCTAGTCAGTGTTTCTCTTACCTTAAGAAAATCGTCTGGTTCATTCAGGACAATTTCTACCATTTGTTCGGGAGACCAACTCACTTCTGGCTCTTTAACCACACTCATCTTTTTCCTCCAGTTTCAAATTTCGATTTAATAAAATTAACTTGTTCTTGTGTAAGAATTTTCAAAGCCTGTTTTGCCTTTTCATTGCTATAACCATAATAACGTTTGACATAATCAAGATCTTTGATTTTATCTTGTCGGAGCCAGGGAGAAAATCTCTTCTTTTTCCTAACGATATTTATAAGAAAATCATATTGAAGTTTCTTAGGAAGAAAGTGATACTTATTCATTTCGTTAGCAAACATCAAAGTATCAATGTGTCCAGAGAAACATCGATTCACAATATAGGCAGGATATTCCTTTTCAACAGAGGGGTCTTCATCAATCAGATGTTTCTTTGTATGATTAATGCTGTTCAACCAATCTTTCAATTCCATTGTTTTTCAATCGGAGTTTGTGGTATAAGAGAGTAATTAGTAACAAGAAGTTCTGTCTTTACATTATCCTGAGTATTCTTGTCACCCCTATGAACCATGGAATACCTCAACTTCCAATACTCAAGATGATAATCTTTATATAACTCAAGCAACCGATCATTCACATTGTAAGTGATCATAAACTTGTGAGGACATTTAAAAACCCTTGCGGCAAATAAATAATGATCAAATTTTTTATGCATCTCACGATTCTTTCCGTACAAGAAGTCTTTGATATCATAGGGAGGATCAAGGAATACAAAAGTATTCTCTGGGCCATCAGCATTCATCACTTCAGAGTAATCAATGTTAGTGATCTTCCAATTCTTGATAAGTTCTGAGAACTGAGCAAGTTTATCTGCACCAACAAGAGAAAAATTAGAGTTAGCGGCAGTGCGTGAAAAAGTACTGTTCTCGGTCAGACCAGAATAACTACACTTGTTCATGATGAAGAAAGCAACTGCCTTCTGAAAGTCATCATAGGTATCAATCTCAGTGGCATACTGATTAAACAATTCCTTTGCAAACTTATCTTTCTCGTCTTGAGTGCCACTCTCAAGCATCTTCTCTTTCTGCTCTCTGACACTCTCTGAGAGGTCCTGACCACAATCACGCAGTTGAATCCAGAAGTTATAAAGTGGCACATACAGGTCATTAATCCAAACAGGGATATCTGGATTTGCCTTGGTTATATCAATGGCAATAGAACCACCACCAATAAATGGTTCACGATACTCGGTAATTACTTTCGGATACCACTGAGAAAGAGTTTTAATTGCCTTGGACTTGCCTCCCGGATACCGAAGAGGTGTTTTCAGAGATTTCAGGGATTTCATAATCAGGTTTGTTATACTTCAAAAATTCCCAGAAGGTCAACTTCATTTCCTTCTGAGTCATACCGCAATGCTCTGCGGCAGTTGGTAAATTCATTGTAGCACGAAAAAGTGCCTCATTTGCCTCTTGGACATTTTGTGGTGTAGTCTTGACTCTCATAGTCAATATCCTTTATTTGTGTGAGAGAGAACTCCATCAACTTTGTTCAGTAGTTCTCTCATATCATCATGCAAGATACGATATCCAGTTCCAACATAAAGTTGTCCAAATACTACAGAGATAGTTGCAATACCCCAGAAAATATAATACCACTTAGATTTTACCTGTGCTCTGAGTTTCATTTCAGAGAATTCTTCATGAATATCTCGATGGTGAAATCTCAAAGACTTATCAATAATCTTATCAATT